ACAGTCTTCTATTATCATGATATTACCTGGAAGATTTTTCCTAATTGATTCCACATCAACACATTGACCATATAAGTGAGTTATGATAATAGCTTTAGTTTTATCTGTTAAACTTAAATTAATCATCTCGGGTTCGATAAGGCAGTGTTCATCAACATCTATATAAATAGGAGTTGCTCCCAGCCTGGATATAGCTAAACTTGAATACCCCCCAGCGTTTGCTACGGTCATAACTTCATCGCCAGCAGTAACGCCACATGCAGCTAGACATATTTGAATGGCATCTGTTCCATTTGCTAACCCGCAACAGTATTTAGTTCCAATATAATCAGAAAACATAGATTCAAATTGATATACATATTTAGAATTTAAATATAATCCTGAATCTATAATATTAAATATGTTAATCTTTATCTTATCTTCTACGGATTGAAAATCTTTCCTAGGATTATGTAACGGTATCAACTCCATATATTTAAAGGTTACCCCATTTGTGGTGGGGCACTGTGAATCCGCCCTGAAGCCTAGTAAAGACTCTTTCGCCATCTTTCCACCCGGAAGAATATGTGTGCAATAAGTTTGTATTATCCCATATGATAGCTTTACCTTCTTGCCATTCCCAGGTGATCCAATTTGAATTGTCATGAAAGTAGTCATCGATAAACTCTTCATACTCTGACTCCAAGGACATATCTTCAGCAATAACCTTGTGTTTATAGCTAGTGAAAGCAAAGTTATCTATTCCGGTAACTGGGTGACTTATTATTCCTGGCATGTTTCTTAGGGGCCATCTTTTTCCACCCCAGTCTATACCGTTAACTCCACCAGTATCTTTTTCACCGATTAAGCCTACGACATGTATTTGCTTCATCCATTCCCTTATATGATCTGGAGTTTGCTGTAACATTTTTTCTCTGTCTAAGAAAAAAGTTTTACCATACTCACCTGAACACGTGAAGACGTCCATGACCATGCCTATCAATCGACATACTGCCAGGTTAGGGTTAGCTACTTCAGCGATATCGGAGTGAATGTTATACCAAATAAAATCTTTATGTTCGTTTTCGTAACCTTCAGGAGCAATCCTCTCTTGTCCATTGTGCTGATTATTTGGACTGACGACAACCTGATTTGCTTCGCAATCTGCCATGTGCATTATTAAGGTATTTAATCCAACTTCATTAAATACACTAAATTTGTTAAAGCCAATTATTTTTTCCTCGATAAATAAGTTCCTAAGATAATCTATCTTATGAGGTATGTCATCATCTTTTAATTCATCTAAAACTATCATAACTCTTTAAGACCAACTTTCTGAGAGTCAGATATTAGGTCTGGCATCCAGATCTTATACGGATTGTCTGATCCTATATATTCCTGATCGTTAGAGAAATCGACACCATAACATGCCATAGTTAAAAATGCATATCGGGCCCCTTCAGTCACGGGGAACACTTCATGTCTTCCAATATAGTTAGAAGGATATATTAAAACAGTTCCAGCCTTAGGCGCATAGACTGTTCCTATATTGGGGAAGTGCATTTCTCCACCCTGGTAATCTTCGCCACAGTTATTCAGATATAAATTGACACTAGTACTATTGTGCATGGAAACTTGATTTTGTGGACGAGTGCCCCAATCCCATGGTACCTGATCATCACAATGCGGACCTATATGTTGACCATCCTCGTAGCCAGCAATATGGCCTCTGGGTCTCCACCAGGCGGTCGTAGCAGCGTCGGGGAAATAAGCGCAGTACTCAACCAGGGCATCATAAATTGCGTCTTCACATTGCTGAACAAACTCCACCCATTCAGGTTTAGGTTCACGGCCTACTTGCTCACCTTTTAGATCTAAAAATCTTTGAGGTGCTAACTGAACATCGTCTACCTTAAACTTGAATCCAGTCTTATTCTTGGCGTATTTGATACCGTCTTCTTCATAGTAAGTAAAACTATCTTCCTCATTTTTCTTAAGCCAAGATGTATACTCCATAAGTAGGTTGTTGTCTACTTTTATAACATCTTCGCATGCGACGATTCCCATTCCTAAGTGTTCTGATTTCACAATATTCCTTTACGTATTTAAATTTGTTACCTTATATTGATCTGAACTTGTGTCATAGCCCTTTTCTTGCAGGTAAGATCTGTAATCTTCTCTCAAAGTAGGTAGATAAACATTGGTACTAATTCTACCCAACTCTGGCTCTTTAACTGGGTCACATACAGCTTCATACACATCTGAATTAGGTGTACCTTGACTATACCACCCCAAGTAACTGACCCTATGCCCTTTCCCTACTGGCTTAACCTCGTGTGCAGCCATATAATTTGAAGGAAACATCATAATATCTCCGGCCTGCGGTTTATAGTCTATATTTAAATAGTTGAAGTAATGATGACCTTCGGTAAAGTTATTCTCGCTTAATTCATCTTCTGAATCAACAGAATCATTTACATATACTATGCAAGATATCACATTGCGTAAAGCTAACTCATTAGATGTTTGGTGGACTCCGTAAATATACTCTGCACTTATATCAGAATGCGAACCCAGGTAAACGCCATCCTTGTACGATACAACATGACCCTTGACCTTCCACCATACACAGTTGTATGCTAGGGGAAATAGTTCAAAATATTTAAGTAAGTATCTATCTTTAGACTGCTCTAAAAAATCAAATAATGTATGAACTTCCTCCCTACCATCTTGATGCATCATAGATGCTCTTCTGGGCATTGCGTCAACTGACTGCTTACTAAACAGGTAGCCACTCTTATTTATGTAAGCTTCCTCACCAGTCTCGGGATCAATAGTTAACTTATACATATCGGCGTGCTCTTCATCAAGAGCCCTACAGAATATCTCGTAGGTCCAGTCATAATCATAGCTTACAGCCCCCCTAAATATGACTACACCTCCACCAAGATGCTCCGCATCTACATCATTGAAAATCAACTGCTTACCTCTTCTTTTGTATTGGAACTATGAAAAATTCTATTTACAGGGAGAAGTTTATGTTCATCATAATTTTCTCCATAGTATTCTATCACATAATTCTTATAGTCGCTAAATAGGTTTGGCATCCAGGTTTGACCACTAGTTTTACCTGGACTAGGTTCGGAAACATTCACACCCCTATCTGGATCAGATGACCCCTGACCAAAGTATTCTAGAAAAGCATACCTATTGCCTAGAGAAACACCAGCTACTTGATGAGTGCACATATAATTTGCTGGAAACATAAGGATATCACCCTTACTTGGAACATATGTTACTCCAGCGTAGGGGAAGTGTATCTCTCCACCAACAAAGTTGTTTCCTTCAATTGTATTTTTTGAAGAATTAAAATATGTAATAGCGGCTAACACATGCCTAATACCAAGTTGAAAATCTGGTTCAAATCCAGGAGAAAAGTTGATATCATTATCGCAATGAAGCCCTAAGTCTGAGCCGGGCCCATAAGCTAAAACATGACCGTGAGTTTTCCACCATAAACATGGAAGAACCATAGGATATATTGATGCATACTCGATCATAGATTGATATATTGCTAGTTCACATTCCCTAAAGAAAGAAGTCTGCCAATCTTCAGTGCAAGATGAGTAGAAATCTGTGATTCTACTACAATTTTTATCTATATCCTCAAGCTTAAACCTATGACCACTTTTATTTGTAGCATAGAGAACATGACCTTCGTCATCATAAACGTACGAATAGTGTTTTTTTCTCGCCTCTTTTTTTAGAGACAAAAGAAAATCTGCTAGTCCATCAGGTACATTGATTTTATTTTTAAATAAAACTATACCAGAACCCAGTAGCTCTGCGCCTATGGGTAACATGATTACCCCTGATCTATAGCTACTGGATCAGTTCCACAGTTTGCTGAATCACCTGTGTCCAAAGACTCCGCTTCGTGTGTTTCTCCGTACTGAGCTACGCATCTGCCTTGATAAACCGGGTTAAGACCTATGTAAGTTTCCTCTCCCGTAGTAAACCTAGAGTATTCCGATTTACAATATCTCTCATAATCATCATATATTGTATTCATCCACATAGCTGGGCACCACTGTATCGAATCTTGTGGTTCGACTATCTGGATATTTGCTTCTGCGTGACCGGAGCCCTGACCGAAGAAAGATAGATAACTATAACGAACACCTCCGGTCATTCTGTCAACCTCATGTGAAGCCATATAATTAGTTGGAAAAAATACTATATCACCTTTTTGTGGCTTGTATTCAACATCTAGGTGGAAAAATCTAAGATGACCACCCATAAAAGTATTTCTACCATCCATCTCTTCTTCTGTGTCTACACAATCATTGAGGTAAACTAACGCACCACATGTTTGTCTAGCAGCCATTTGGCCTCTTGGCATGTATCGAACGCCTTCGGTCACCTTATAGTTTGTATCATTATCGCAGTGTGCTCCAAGGACACCATCACCCTCGTATCTTAATATATGGCCACGATTTCTCCACCACAAGCAGCCGACTATTAAAGGATAATAATCAGTGTATTTAATCAGGCACTTGTAAATCGTATCTTCCATATTGTAAAAGAAGTCACGAACAACGTCTGGGGTTTCATCATGAATAGGATGAAGAATTCTTACCGGAGTTGCAGGAATATCTTCTGGTCTATACCTAAACCCATCTTCATTGATACCATAGGTTTCACCATCTTCAGCCTCAATATATTCCCACCTATGATGATGAGATATAGAAGCCATGTGGTCTAAATAATCAAAAACTGGTTCTCTATCGAACTTAAGAACATCTTTAAACACTAGAATACCCGGACCAATTACATCAACTTTGTAGCCTGATATTTCCTTAATATCTTCATCGGTTAATTTTGGTGTGTCAGGAAAAGCTGTATTAGCAACGTATCTTTTACCGACTTCATTTTCACTGGCTGGATCAAAAGTCTGATCCTCTAAAACATCATTAGACATTATAACCTCTTTCTACATTAAACATTATACCACACAGAAAAGTAGCTATCTATTTCTTTATGCAGATTTGATACCCAATACCATTAGGCATGTGGTAGGTTGTTATGTCATTTCTTCCTAAAATGGTTTCAAAAATTTCAACTATTGGCTCCACATAAAAGTCATCGGTATATAATCTACCTGACTCATTAGCGTAGGCAACATACAGAACTCCACCCGGGTTTAATCTATCTATGTAGGCATTTAGCAATTCATCGTCATTAACTATAAAATAAGTTGGAACTATTACCATATCATATGTCCCAGAAAAGCTTTGATCCAATATGTCGCTGGAGTCGACAGTGCTATATGGGTATGTGGGTGTGTGCGAACTAGCATCTCTGACAAAACTCTCATAGTAGTATAGCGCTTCATTGTTTATGAATGTTATATTAGCGCCCCTATCAGCAAGAAGCGCTGAAACCTTGAAGTAGGCATCGGCTTCACAAATTAGGACCTCAGATGGATTAAGCATATCTATTACCATTTCTGCGTATATGCCCATAGCTAACTCCATATGATCTTTCCATCCATCTACATTTGGAGAAAATATATCCCATAGATTTATTCTTGGCTCCGCACCTGTTGCTATAACTCTTCTATCAATATTTGATGAAGCTACAAATTCTGAAACAGATCTTGCGACGTCTTGTATAACCTCCCAAGGGTCATAGTCCAAAGAGGAAGAAGAGTTTTTCTTTAGCTGATTAGTGACAGCAGCCATCATTAAGAATTTATTATTTAATACTTCACGCATTATCTCTAACCGCCTTAGCTACATTGTACCTATACCAATGCCTTCTTGCACTGGAGACCAACCTAATATTCAAGGCATTAAGTTCTGTGCCCCCAGCAGTAATAGTGTAGACACCATTATCCATATCTAACCTAGTAAAAGGTATGGTACCTCTTACGCCTGCGACTATTTCATCTATGGTAAGCTCTGAAATATCTACATCTGACATACCTATGTAGGCAAGTATTTCGTATATTTTATCTTCACAATAGGAAATTTCTGCATCAGCGTTATAGGTGTTAGTGGGACTTGCGGGATCGTAGGATCTTAATGTCACAGGAATCTCCTATCATCTATAGTTTCTTTGTCATCTATAACTTCCCCAGAATCAAATCTTACACAGTTAAAGAAGCTTGAGTCATCAGTTACCCAGGCTAAATTGCTTGGATTAAATCTTATAGTTCTGTTTTGTAGTTCGTTTTTATCTATTGGATCCATAGAGTTTTCTGACTGACCGTACAACTCTTCACTCGCCCCACTTGCTCTAGCCATAGACTCTAATGTGTAGTTTGTCTTAAGTATCTTTTCCATTATATCAAACCAATAAAGATTGCAGATTATTGTACATAGAGACTAAAGAAACATAAGCCTTGTAGTCTAAATGATCTTCCGTAACCGGTATCTCGTAATCGGAACCAAGTTCTTCGGCGCTTACACCTAGCGCCATACGCAATGAAGAAATTGATACCTCTAATAGATCAATACTCTTCTGTCTAGATTTATCTGAAATAGCCATTAAAACTCCTTTATAATTATAATCTAGATAATACAGCCTTGTAATCATGGGCAAATGTGATTAATTCCATTATACCCTTGCACCAAGCAGTGAATTCTGCGGGACACTCTGGCTCTTCTACATTTATCTGACAATCGCCAGTTTTAATCTGCTGAGCTAAAGATTGATCCGGTAAAGACATCAACGCACCAACTACCTCATCGGTTGATTCGTTTAAATAATTTAAGCCTAGCGCATTTAAAAAATCATTAGCCATAACAGCCATATACTCATCATAACCATGCTCATTGTAAGCCCATTGCCACTCAAGGAGAGTTTTAAATAACTCATGCATAGTCGGGTTTACACAATATGGAGAAGATGTAATCATGGTTTCATAATAATGTCTAGAATCAAAGTCCATAAAGGGTCTACTTATATTTGTATAAATTAATGAACCTATTCCACGTACATCAAGATAAGATTCATGCTCAGTTATAACTGCTAGTATATTTTCTTCTACATCTTTTCCAGAAGTGTGATCAAGATTATTGTCAACAAAATAATCACCAGGAGTATAAGAATCAAGACCATCAACCCTATAAACTTCAGAGATCATATTCTGATAGAAGCCTTCATCTACATCGCATGACATAAAATCTCTATTGTTCTGCAGTGTCCAAAGATTACTCTCAACACCTACAGGGCTAGACTTAAAAAATCTTACCTCTTTTTTAAATCTATCCCCATCTTTTACCGGATTAATGGTATCACTTCCACGAGTCATAAACAAAGAAGATGTAATCATTGGATACAGCAGAGGTGTTTCTGATCCTTCTGGAGCAATAAACCAAGCTGGATCTATGCCTTTTAAGGCGCATGAATCTAATATTTTATTTTTAAGAACATCTATCTTACTGGTTAGAAGTTTTGTGGCTAACGTTGACATGATTACCTCCATGTATACTAGTAACTTAATTAGCCCAATATCTCATTTATGCACTCTCTAACTGTCCAGCTTTCACCGGTTGTAAGAGGCACTGTATCGAGTGGCATTGATTGCCAATTAAATCTTCCAATCATAGTTCCTGATCTACCGACAACAAACATCTCCCAGGCATGAGGTATTCTAGCCAGGGCTGCACCTTCCTGATTCCATCCATCTTGCGCTTCCTGAGAGTTGTCGGCCATGTTGTCAGACTTGTTTCTTAGAGCTTTACCCTTCAATAGGGAATAAACTTCACATTCATCTGGCCCATTAACATCAACCTTTTCAGCTATAGGAAAAGTAACGAAAGGATATGTTTCTTTCATGAAGGAACTTATCTCCTCATTTGTACCAGTTTCCATTAAACCCTGAACAAACTGATTACAGGGAAATGCAACTACGCTAAACCCTCTATTCTCAAACTCTTCTTGTAGCTTTTGCAGCTGCCAGAAATGCCTAACAGATCTTGCGTATGACCAGAAGGTGGAGCACTGTGGTGTGTAGTTATACTTAGAAACTGTATTAACTATAAGAGTAACTTTACCCTTGAATTGCTCCATAAAATTATCTTCGCCATCTATTGACTTAACTGGCACATCGTAAATAGACATTATATTACCTCACACTTTGCTTCAATATATACCTGTTCCAAAAGTGGATCTTCCACCTTTATTACACTGCTATCGCTACCTAGGGAAAAGATTAACCTACAATCAAAAGGAACGGTCAGATCCCCTTCTGCCAACAAGCCCTTTTCATCATTAAAAACTATATTTAAATCTGCAGAACCTTTAAATATAGATAAGGTTAACTCAGTATCACTTTTCTTCTCAATAGAAAACTCTTCATCACCAAGCGGCGTAACTACTTTCATCTTAGATGGGATGCTATCCATTGTATTCAACCTCTTTCATTTCTGGTTCTTGCAGGTCGGGTAGACCATCATGTCTAGGACCTATTCTTTCACCTTTTTCATTTAATCCTGTGCGTATTCCGTTCATCCACGTCCAGGGCTCATCACGAAGCTTTTTCATCTTGGCCTCGCTGTAGGACATTCTTTCATCCATAAGATCTGGTTTATCCCAAAGGTATTCAACCTCAACTTCCATTTCTGGCATCAAGTTAGAGGGGTATACTGAAAAGAATATGAACGGCATCCCTGCAGGAAATACCACTGGCTCATTAACCTTAGTTATCTTCCAACCAGCTTGAACCTCATCTGGCCACCAATCAGAGGGGATGCTAGCCGTAAGTGGTACAGCGCCATCAATAAAATAGTTTGGTGAACCACTAATCCATGTATGATATCCAGGCTCTGTCTTGAAAGCCCATCCAATATGAAAATCGATCATACCTATCTTATTGCAATTCGCAATAGTTCTACCACGGTAGACATCACCTTCAACGATTTTAGGGACACTGTTGCCACCTTCCCAAGTGACAACAATGTCCTGCTGCAAAATGGCTTCCCAACCATTTACATTTGCAGCACTGAGTGGAAGACATCTATAAGCATGTTTGTTATAGGTGTCATCCATCCAGTCTCTTTTCAGTCTCGACTGCTTTATTTCAGGCGAGATCTGATGTGTTCTTATTAAGGTAAGCTTTGACATTATTTAGCGCCTGCCACATATTGTTGATATTGACCCATATTAGCCATGTCCCCACCATGGGTTTGCCACTGCCTATAGCTTTCCATCGCATACTTTTGGATCTCTTCTAGTATTATCTCCCTAAGTCTAACCTCATCCATGTTGATCGGCTCATTACCCTTCTTAAGGGTCGCTGACCCACCAGACTTTACCACCGGCACTTCGTCAGCATTAAAAGAAGGTTTCTCTGGCTGCGAATACGACTGACCAAAATCTCTGGAGAATCCACCATGCTGATGAGCGTCATCATTATAATCAAACATTGTTACAGCACTATACTTTATACCTGAAGTAACTGGTTTTGAAGCGTGGGCAAACAAAAAGGTTGACGGGAAAAAAACGCTGTCTCCAGCTTTAGGATAGTATGTTAAGTCCAGGTAAGGAAAATACAACTCTCCACCTTCGTAGTCATCGTTCAGATATGTAACACAAGACACTGTGCATATGTAGGAGAACCCATGATCAGTATGGGTACTGAAGTGCTCGTTTACGCCGTATCTGACAAAGTTAATAGCCTCCATATAGTTCATTGTTATACCATATGCCGAGCAGTAATCTTATAAGCATTCCTTTTGTGCTCCGGCTACCGATATATAAACATCAATAATATCAGAAAACTCTTCTGGAGTACCAGATATATACTTATCATCCATCTTAAAATCGACACAGTCCCTATAGTCTGGCATCTTTACGCCTTCGCCAACAAGAGAATCATGCCACTTAAAATAGTCATGAGTACTATCACGAAGAGCTGTCTCCAATCTAATTGGAACATTAACTTCTGGTGATACAGAATCATTATATACTACTATCCCCATTTTGGGATCTCCTAGGTATTCTTTTTTCACTTTGTCTCCTTATTTAGTATGTGCCAAAATCCAGTACATGCTGATCTATCTCCAGATTCTACCTCAATAACGGTATGCATGTGGTCTTCATCTGAGGGAAAGTATATTGCTGAACCAGCCAATGGCTGTATTTCAATATCCAAGTCTGGGAACACTAAACTACCTCCCTCAAAATTCTCTGTCAAATAAAGTATAGAGCTTATATCTCTGCTTGGGAGCCCACTGTATGTAGGTAAATCAGACCAGCAATCTGCATGATATTCGAGAACCCATCCGGGAGTATATCTAACAACAGTACCAATACCCTCTTCACCCACTGTGCAGTTAAAATCTTTTTCTATATTTTCTTTTATTATTTTATTTTTTTCCTCTAGAATCAAGGAGGCCATACAACAGCTGCTTCCCTCCCCAAGAATCTCTCCCTGTTCTCCCACTTCGAAAAACTGATTGTCACTAAGCTCATCTTTGTTCCAGACAGCTTCACCTATGCAGTCGTGTACGACCTTTAATTCTTCATGAGTAAATAAGCTAGCAATAATATATATATCTTTTATCTTAATTTTTCTCATAGAAGCTCCGTGATGGTATAAAAAGAGGGTGTAGTCCATCTTTCACCCTGAATCACAGGCTTAACACCATGCAGGTAGTGAATATCACCTGGATGAGCAACAGCTAGACCCGGTTTTATCTTTAACTCAATGTCAAACTCTGGGTAATAGAATTCTCCACCCTCAAAGTCTTCATTCCAGTATATTATGGAATTAATATCATAAGTAGGAAATGGATTTGGTGATCCATCATTCAACTGTTTATCAGCATGAGGTTGCTGCTCGTTACCCGGTAACCATCTAATTAAAACTGGCGGTCTCTGATATAACTTCACTTTAAATTTATCTTCAAGCGCTCTTTGCATCTTGACAATATATGAATCGATGAGATTATATATATCAGGATTTAATTCACCTATTATTCTTCCAGAACACATTCTGTCCCACCAATACGATGCGTCGTAGGTGCAAGTACCATCTTCGTTGAACTCATCTTCCATAGGATTCTCCCACTTATCTATAGTTGGAAAGAAGTCCTGAAGGATTTTGAGATCAGACGGCTCCACGAAGTCTTCAATAATAAGTATATTATCTAAAGAGTCACCAAAATGACCAGGCTGAATTAAAGATTTTTCTTCCATAAAAACAGTATACCACAACCTACCCCGGACTATCAATCCGGGGTAGGTTTACTTCTCACTTAAATGATGGTGGGAAGAATGGCGGGAAGAATGGTGGGAAGAATGGCGGGAAGAATGGCGGGAAATAAGGTGGGAAGTAAGGCGGGAAGAACGGTGGGAAGAACGGTGGGAAATAGGGTGGGAAGAACGGCGGGAAGAACGGTGGGAAGTAAGGCGGGAAGAACGGCGGGAAGAACGGTGGGAAGTAAGGCGGGAAAAACGGCGGGAAGAATGGTGGGAAATATGGTGGGAAGAATGGTGGGAAGAACGGTGGGAAGTAAGGCGGGAAGAACGGTGGGAAATATGGCGGGAAGAATGGCGTAATAGTTGTACCATCACCAGACCTTTCGTAATACCCATTCCAAGGATTAACAGAAATAAACCACTCTCTATTATCCAAACCTGATATAGTACCACTCCAAGTATTAGCAGCATTAGGGATGATAGCCTTCAATGTAAAAACACTACTCCCAGTTAGTGGCGTTGGAGATGCATATATTTTGTAATTATTCGGCGCGTAACTAGACCCACCGAATCCTCCACCAGTCCAGCTAACAGTAACCTGACCTTCAGTAGCGGTATTAGTTAAGGTAACATTACTAATGTCCCCCGGTACACCAGCTGACTGAACCTCTGTTGTACTTGTTCTCCAACCAGAGCTTGCCACATCATTATTTGATCTAACCCTATATTCGTATATAGATCCTTGTGTGGTACTATGGGTATACGACGTGCTAGAAGTAGTAGTTACAGTTGACCATGAGCCAGAATTGTTTACATTTGCCTGCAATGTATAGGTAATGCTTGAGTCACCAGCACCATCAGAAGCTGACCAGCTAATATTAATCTTATTACCATAGCTAGTGCTATCTCCAATGACATGACCCTGACCAGTAATCGTTTCCCCAACAGTATCTACACCACCATCGCCAGTAGCCTCATGTGAATATGAAATACTCGCTGGTGTTGAAGGAGTTCCGAAAACTAAAATACTAGCTGAAGCTGAATAATTAGAACCGGTATTAGTGTTATTATTGAACGTTTTTAATCTTACATAATATGTAGTATTAGAAGATAATCCACTTAAGGACGAAGATGTGCCGATGGTTGATGTAGAATAAAGCCAAGTTGCATTGTCGGTTGAATAATATACGTCAGTAACTATGTTACCTGCAGCTGCGCCGCCATAGTTTCCTGTTTTCGTCCAAGAAATATATATAGATCCAGAACTTAATCTTGACAAAGAAGGAGTACCCGGTGCACCAGGCTCATCGTAAGCTGTGGCCGAAGCACTAGAGCTGTATGATGAACTGCCAACAGAGTTATTTGTTCTAACTCTAAAGTAATACACTTGACTTGCACTAGTATCATCAGGGACATCGTACCCAAGTGTAGCACTGGTTCCAGTCACACCTGTTGAAAGATTAAACCACGTGGCATTATCTGTAGAGTATTGAACGTCGTAAGTTCTATTAGCAGTGGTGTCTCCACCTAAAGAGGTAACATGAGACCACGAAACAGTTAGCGTAGCTGGATCTGCGGTAGTGGTTGCTGAGGCAGAAATGGAAGGAGCAGAAGGAGTAGTAAGTGGGGTAGCAGTGGATCCACCCTGAACATAAGAGGATTGATATAAACTATTTTCAGTTCTAACACGATAATAATAGGCGGTGCCGTTAGTTAGAGATGTTATAGTCTTAGAGTTTGTTCCAAAAGCAACTGTTCCAGCACTTGTCCAAGTAGAACCATTTGTAGAATACTCTACCCTGTAAACAGTGTTTGCATTTGTGTCTCCACCGGTATCGCCTGCCGACCAAGAAACTGTAATCTGACCGTTGCCTACTGATGCACTAAGTGAAGAAGGAGCTCCAGGTGTTGTTATGAAAGATAATAATGAAACAGGCGTATAGGCTTCACTGACTACGCCAGAATCAGTAGTAGCAACAACAGTGATAGCGGGGGTAGTACCTGCAGATATGTCGCTAGAGGTAAAAGTAATTACGTTGCTTGTTGAAGACTTTTCGACAACACCATTTGAAGCCTTATAAGTGATTGCATCTTCCCCGTCTCTACCGGCATACTCCAGGGTTACGGTTACTACAAAATTACCATCACTGTTTGCTAAAGAAACATCACTAATTATTGGTTGCTTACCACCATAATCTTTAACTGCCATTTTCTACACCTATCTTAAATTTAAACCTAAACAATTATAACATTTTTTAGCTATGCCGACAAGTCGCCGGTAACTATCCAGGTATCTGAACCCCTCTTAATCAACGTGGCCATAGAATACTGATCTCTTAACTTCAAGCCTGGCGTTGCATGAGCAGAAACTCCAGAACCAGCAGCTATAGTAGTTTGACCAGCATTGGTTTGAAGAACCATAATTTGCGTACCAATTGGGAAGTTTACACTCGACTCAGGTGGTATGGTTAAGGTATTGGTGCTCGTGTGGCTCATCTCAATCATCTTATCTTTATCAGATAATGCTAAAGTATATGAAGCTGTCTGCTGATTAAACTTAACTAGTGAAGAACTAAATTCTATTTCGTCAGTACCATTACCAACAACAATCTTGTCCTCGGTTGTATCCCAAGCAATCCTTCCATCTGTAGATGAAGTTGTTGTCGACAAAGTTAACTCTGGCGTATTTACTACGGGTGAAGTCAAAGTTTTATTAGTCAAAGTCTCAGTACCGGCGACAGTCGCTGCAGTCCCTGAAGCTGGAAGTGTAATGCTAGATCCGGAGGCATCAGCCGTAAATGTTACATTCCCAGTGTTAAGGGTAATTGTTCTACCCGCATTGTTCACACCTGTGCCGCCATAAGCAGAGTCTATTACAGTTGCGTTCCATGTGCCGGATGTAAGAGTTCCTACTCCGGTAATCTGAGTTTGACTTGCATTAACTGAAAATTCTGTACCAGTTAAAGTTAATCCAGTTCCAGCAGTGAATGCTCCTGCACCAGAGAACTGAATAAACGTAACATCACTTGATCCAACACTTGTTACTGGCTCAGACAAAACCCATCCAGTATCAGCGTAAGAAGACCCATGGGTAACAAATATAAAGTCACCACCAGCCATTTCCGTAGGTGTATCGAAATCATCTGCACGCGTCAAAACTGTTGTTGAAGTAACAACGTAAACACCATTGTGTGCAGATGTAGACTCACCTGCAATAAGAACTCTATCATCAGTTGTGAGATCAGTATCTCCGTCAATGTCACCACCAGATAAATCAAGAGCGGTTGAAAGCGTTAATGTTGCACCAACTCCATCAGTTCCATTGTCATAAGTTACCGTATCTCCAGTAATAGTGGCCAAAGATGTTGTTGTTATCGCATGAACCTGCTCGTGAACGTGTAAACCTTCCGAGACAGCATCAACGTAGCCCTTGGTTGCGGCATCCGTTGACTGCGTTGGAGTAGACAGATTAGTAATCTTGTTGCTATTGGCATCTATATCTCCACCGGCTTGAATGGTACTACTAAACACTGCTGCACCAGTTACATCCAAAGTCCCAGTTACGGTAAGATTATCATCAACAGTGGTCTCTCCGCTAGCAGAATCAAGTGTTAGACCATCAGAAGATGTATCAATTTCGTTGTCTCCAGTGACCCCGACCTGAATATTACCAAGTGTTCCACCAGCAAACGTAGGACTGTCTCCAGTTGCCACAGACTGACCAATAGCAACTGTCGTTGCTGCACCTTCTCCGGTGCCAGAAGTAACTGTTACACCAGTACCAGCTGTAATTGATTCAATATAGTCTCCTGTAGTATCAGTACCCAGGGCAACGCTGTCTGCTGCAACTGTAGCCGTTAGTGTTACATCTGCTGAGCCATTTACTGATACAGAACCAGTTAAATCACCGGCCAATGTAATAGTTCTTGCTGTTGCCCAAGTTGATGCGGTGCTTGCATTTCCTGTAACATCCCCAGTTAAGTTAGCAGTAACGGTATTAAACGTAACATTTGAGGTGGTTTCAACTGCTTGACCTATGGAAACTGTTGGGGTTTGACCCTCTCCAGTATCTACGGAAACTGCGATACCTGTTCCAGCTACCAGGTTCTGAACATAATCCCCTGTAGTATCGGTTCCCAAAGCAACACTGTTGGCAGATATTGTTGTGCTAATCGAAACATCTGCTGATCCATCTATTAAAACGTCGCCTGTGACATCACCTGTAAGCGCTATCTGCCTAGAAGTGGCCCAAGTTGATGCTGTGTCAGCGTTACCAGTGACATCACCCGTGACATCTCCAGTGACATCTCCAGTGACATTTCCAGTTACGTTGCCAGTAAGATTGCCAGTGACATTACCTGTTACATCACCCGTGACGTCACCAGTAACATTTCCGATAAGGTTACCGCTAACATCACCAGTAACATCACCAGTAACATCTCCAGTTAGATTCCCCGTAACATTACCTGTAAGATTACCCGTGACATCTCCGGTGATGTCACCAGTGACGTTACCAGTAACATTACCGGTAATATCACCAGTGACATCTCCGGTAAAAGTTTTGTTTAATGAGTCTACTATTTTTACTGGGGTAGCATCCTGAGAGTAAACATCTCCTGTTAGATCACCATCAACATTACCGGTTAGGTTACCGGTCACATTACCGGTCACATTCCCAGTTAGGTCTCCGGTTACATCTCCAGTTAAGTCACCAGCGACATTACCGTTAACACTTCCCGTTACATCACCTGTAACATCTCCAGTTAAATTACCAGTAACATTACCGGTTAAATTACCCGTAACATCACCGGTTACATCACCGGTAACATCACCTGTAACATTTCCAGTTACGTTTCCAGTTACATTGCCCGTAACGTTACCGGTCAAATCACCAGTAACACCACCAGTAAATGAAGCGTTTGTGCCATCTGTTCCGCTATGTAATACTCGTGACGTTCCGTTAGATGCGTAAACATCTCCGATCACATTACCGGTCACATTACCAGTCACATTACCTGTCACATTACCAGTCACATTACCAGTTAGGTCTCCGGTTACATCTCCAGTTAAATCACCAGTGACATTACCGGTAACGTTACCGTTCAAGTCACCAGTAACATCACCGGTAAATGAAGCGTCTGTACCATCTGTTCCGCTATCTAATATTTGTGATCCATTACTCGAATAAACATCTCCCGTTACATTACCGGTCACATTACCGGTTACATTACCTGCAACGTCACCAGTTACATCACCTGTCAGATCACCAGTAAATGATGTCGAAGTTACGGAAGATAAACCCGTTAATGATGAATCTAAATTGATTGTATTATCAGATTTCGATAGATTATCTCCAGCTGTTAATGTATTAGTTCCAGTAAACTGTGTATATGTAATACTATCTGTGCCTAGCACATGCACATTGTTTGTACCAGAACCATAAGAAACTATAATAAAACCCTGATTACCATTTAATGTTCCAGCAGTAGCAAAAACGGCATCGCCGGTATTAATCGATTCAGGTGAGCCATCAGCATCTGTTGCCCTTGTCAATTCCCAGGTCGTAGTTGACGAACCCTGATCTGTTACTTCGTATATACCATTCTGTGACGCAGTTGACTGATTCTTAATCAGAACCCTATCACCCGTAGTAGCATTTGATCCATCTATAGATAACCTACCATTAGTAGTTGCAGAAAGTGTAGCAC